GGTTTGATCAGGTGGAATTGCATCAACAGGTTGCTCGGTCGACTCAGGACCATCTTCCTGCGGAGCAAACATTGTTTTCCCAACCTCTTTTTTCATATCCTCGATAGAGTCCATGGCAAGAGATTTCATTTGCGCGTCCACATATGTAGACAGATCTTTCTGTCCTGCGAAAAGCGCATTCACGATGTCATTAGCAGATTGAGAAGGCATAATTTATGTGTGTATGTATACTATTTAGATTTCTCCCTTTTTATAGTCCTCATCAGACAATTTTGGTTCCTCGGGAGGAGGTTCTGGGGGTTGCATAGACATTTCCATCTGCGCTTTTTCCATTTGCTGCATCTCAACAGGAGATACAACTAACCCAGATTCGATCTCATCTGCCATTTGCTTATCCATTTCCTTCATTTCGTTGTCTGTTTGACGTAAAATGTTGCGACGTAGATATTCGACAGAGAAGTATTTTCCAGCATAAGGATCCATTTGCTGTAACATAGCAAGACGCTCGTTCATAACTTCCTTCTCTTTCATTTCAGAGAAGTAGTTATCCGCAATGAAATTATACTGAACGTGTTCTTTCATTTCATCCCACTCTTCTAAGGTGCATACACCTTTAAGAACGAGTTGAGTTTTAAGAAGATCATTAAATAAATCACTAAACTTCTTACGAAGTCTGGTGACGAACTTCTGAAACTTCACTTCATCACGAGTGATCTCAGCAGATCTACCAATGTTGAATGAGTTATCAGATTCTAAGCGTGACTCGGGTACGTTGAG